TCTTCTTTTGCATGTCTGCGTGCTGCAGGGTTTGCTTGTGGGTCGTCAAGGATTTGTTTATCCTTTTCGATATGGTCTTCGATTGATTTCATTTGATTCTCCTGTTTCTTTTATTTAAGCGGTGAACGCATCACGAACTAATTCAAGTTGTGTTTCTGCCTTTCCACCACCAATTAAGTGTCTTAACTCTGATATTAAGTATTTTCCACTAACATCATCATCTTTTTCAGATCCGTAAGAACTCACTGGTTTTCCATCATCTCCTTTTTTGAGAGGTAATTGAACATCTATCATACCACCAGCTCTCAAATCAGGGTTGATTGGAATTGATATATTTAAGGATTGTGAAAATAGTAAACTATTTCTAATATAGGATTTATTTTGATAAACGGCAAGCTCATTTTCCTTCTCAACCTCCTCTTTTTTAGCACCCTTTTGTAAAGCTCCTTGATCTAATATTCTAAACATTAATCGAGTTGGTTCATCCTCCAATTTATCTGGTAACTTGGGTGGTTTTTTTAATTTTGGTTTTAATTCAGTAATTTTAAATTCTTCCTCTTTATAGGTTTCATTTTCAAGATCAATGAATATTGTTTTATTTGAATACATACCCATTCTACAATTATGACCAATATCATTAGATTGGTTGAGATTATTTTCTATAATTCTAAAAGATCCCTCCACTGGTCGATCTGGTTTTTGATATACCTCAGGCTTTTCTTCAAGTAGTTTCTCAATTGATCTAAAATTATATCCATCTAAAGTTTCATAAAATAAAAAACCAAAGTTTTTATTTGACGACTGAGCCTTTGGACACAACCATTGAATCGTATCAAAAGGTCTTTTTAAATTTCCGACAAAGGAATATTTGTTAACAGCTTGATCAGACTTAAATTCTTTTTTAGTTTGAATTCCCTTTTTATCTGACCCCCCTTTGTTAGTTAATAATTGATTCACAATTTGCGTAACGTTTCCTGTGAACTTTTTATTGACTCTACAAGTTTCATTAATAATAGATTCTTTTGATACAAATTCTAAAGTTGCTATCTGTTTATTAGTATCAGTTATAACATCTCTCACAGAATTCAACATAAGTTTATGTTTTTTAGATGTAATTTTAAAATCATCAAAACCCCCCATTTTGATAGAAAGATCCAAAGACTCTCCACCTGTAATTCCCTTTCTACTAATTACTTGGTCAACATCAATAAAAGTCACAGTTAAGGATATTGATGGACTCATCACACTCTCATAGTAATCAATAATAGGATTTCCACCAAGTATTGAGTAATCCTCCTTCAAGGATGATCCATTTGCAATCAAATCACATTTACTGATAATAAATCTACTTTCCATTAGGTTATCATCCTCGCAATTTCTGGTGGTAATCCAGATTTAGGTTTTTTAATTATTGTTTTATTTGATATTGTTTTAATAAAACTTGATGTAGTTTCAGTTGATTTTATCTCTGCTTCTGACACCTGTGGTGCTTCAGATTGAACTAAGGGAGATGGATTTTGACTTAAAGCTGTTTGATTCAAAGTTTGTATCACTCCAGCTGAGAGTTTAGGATAAGAATCATCTGGAGGTGCAAGAACATTTCCAGATAATTCGGCAGTATCATTTTCTAATTTAGGAATTAAATCACCTCTTTTATCAAAATCAAATTTTTCTCCTGTTACTCTATCAGCGATACCTGTCAAGATTCTCATTATACCCTCTGGTTTTGATTCTTTTTCTGAACTGATTCCAAATTCCTCCTGTTTTTTTGTTATTCTTGATCCCATCTCTCCAACGGTAACAAAACCATCATCATCAGCATCTAGTCCTTTATTGTCTGCATAAACTGATGGGTTGCCAGACTCACCATCAGAAAACTTATCAAATTTAGTGGATAATTCAAAATCTGTTCCCTTATCAGTGTATTCTGGCATAAAGACACTTGTATATAGTTCCCCTTTACTAGCTCCCTTTGGTAACTTGACGATATCAAAATATTTTTCAACAAACTTCATTTGTTGAACACGACTCATTTTAACTAATTCTTCCTGAGTTGTTCCTAGTTCCTTTGCCCTATCAGCACTAAATTGTATTAAACCAACATGAGTGCCATTGTCTGCTGCTGGATTTAAACTTGATTCTGATGCCATCAATCCGACTAAATCAGCTGGATTTATTTCATATTTTTCAGAAACTTTTTGAACTTCATCTAAGAAAGGTTTATCATCACCAATTAATCTCTCTGCCTCTCCACTTAATTTAAGTTCTGGAGTTTTTCTATCTTCATTATATAATCTTTTCATATCTCCAAGAGTATTGCCAATACGACTGAATATATTTCCCTCTTTGTCAAGATCTTGTTCCCTCTTTAAGTCTTCATCACTTATGGGAGAAAATACACCAGCTTCAATATTTTCCGACTTCATATACTCAGCTGATTCCTCTTTCGATAATGGGCCGCCAGAATCATAAAAATCCTTTAACATCTCTGGTTCAACAGTATCTTCACCCTGCATCTGTATTCTAGCTTGTATTGACAGTCTTTGTTTTAAAGACATCTTTTCGCCAGACTTATATAATTCACCACCAATTAGAATTCCCGATCCTTTACTTGTAATTGATCCATCAGGGTTTATAGTGGTTTCCATTGGAATTTTACTCGCTTTTTCTTTTAAATCACTCCTCTTTTTTCGATACTGTTGTATAACAGGATTATTTTCATAAGCTTCCTTAGATCTTTTATTTTTCATTTTCTTTCGCATACCAAACAGATCCATCTTACCTCTTTTATCAAGATCAAACATATCAGCGGTAAAAAAGTCTGCCATACCTGTGGCGACACGAGTAGATCCAAATGTTTTTCCACCTCTTTTATCAAGATCAGTTAGATTACCAGTGAGAGCATCGATACCACCACCGATCATACCTAGTATTCCTCTTCCTTTCTTTTTCTCTGGTTCAATTTTTTCTTTATTTTCATATCTACTATAAATTGCAGTATCTTCATCATCAAGTTTGTGCCATTCCTTACTTCCAAATTTACCTTCATTTTCAAGAGTCTCCATTTCAACTCTTATTTCTTGAACTCTTCTTCTATCTTCATACGATAAATCAGAATCTTTTATAAATCCATCATTCTTTGGTTTTTCTTCTTCAACTTTACTATCACCTTTTTCTCTTTTGGTTGTAAGATTTAGTTCTTGTTTTATCTCTGATTTTATCTCTTCTTTTACTTGATTTTTTTCACCCTCTACTCCCTCATCTTTTTTACCAAATTTTCTACCAAACATACCACCAAGTCTGGCAAATGGATTTATTGTTTCAAATAAATTTGTTTTTGGTGATGGTGATTCTCCTAAATTTGGTTTTGTTGAGTCTCCTGTTAAAGATTTTCCTAATCCAGAAAATTTTAAGGCTCCTCCAAGTGGAGCTCCTATTGCAGCTCCAATTGGCCCACCTGTTTTTAGGCCTGTAAAAGCACCACCGAGAATAGGTGCTAAAAGTTGTAATCCAGCACCACCAAGAAGAGGTGCAAGAGCTCCTAATGCTGATCCTAAAAATCCTTTTGATTCTACTGGTTGAGGTGCAGGCTTCCCAGTATCACCTTGATCACCTTGATCACCACCTTCACCTTGATCTCCATCTTCACCCTTATCACCTTTAAGTCTCTCTGTCATCATTTGTTTCTGTTCCTTATCCTCCTCTTCTAAACGTAGATCAGCTTCTGCATCCTTTTCTATTTTTTTCTCTACAATTATATAATTATTAATTTCTTGAATATCTGATTTTAATCCCTCAATTGACATTGAAAGAGAGTCAATCAATAATTTTTGATCTTGAATAAAGTTTAGGTTAGAATTAGCAGTCGATAAGGCACGATTAGCCAACTTATCAATCTTTACGATTGATTCAAAGAAATTACTTAAAGTAATCTTTTTCTTTTTCGGTTGTTCTAACTCTTCTTCATCCATACTTTTGGACGCCCTCTTGTTGTTGTCTCTTTAGATTTTCCTTTTCAATATGTTCCTTCAAAAGAGTTACATAAATGTCTCTCTCCCAAGGCATCATATTTTCAAGTTCCGTCAAGCTGTATTTATGGTATTGCATGAGAGCGAAATTTATTCTGTAATGAGATTCAAGATCTTCCCTTGCAATACTTAACCGAAAAAATCGGCTAGACCCTCCAAAACTACACTACTCTTTTTCTTTGTGTTTGGATTCACAACTTCGATAGTATGAGATAATTTAGGCATTGTCTCAAAAAATTTCTCAACTTTTTTATATTGTTTTGAATTCAGCTGTTCAATAAATTTAATCCTCTCATCTGATGCATAATCTTTAGCTTCCCATGCATCTTCTTCTGTAAAAACAGTGTCCATGCAATCAGCAACAACCTTAAAAGTTTTATTGACAAGAGTTTCTGGGTTATCATCAACTTCAAAATTACTCTCAACAAATTGACTTAATGATGGATATTTCATCCGAAGAGTAAGTTTATCATCAATAACAACATCGGTTGTATGTCCTTCTGGTCTTGTAACTTTAATTTCATCCACATATACTGTAACAGGAACTTGTGTTTCTTTATCATCAGGACATGTAACGGTCAATCTTATATCTTCACCAATTGATTTTGCACGAATGTTCAAAAAGACATATTCAATGTCAAATGTTGGAAGACTATTGACGTTAACTCCTCTGGTTAAAATGCATTTTTTCAACACATCTTTGACAGCGTTTGTAATTTCATTTTGATCTCTTGATTCAAGAGCTATGATTAAAATCTTTTCTTCCTTAACAAGAAAAGGTCTATATTTAATTTTTTTGTTTGATGAAGGCAACTTCAACTCATAGGTTGGAGTTTCAATTGTTGGTAAGGGCATAATTAATTAATTTATTTTGACGCCATCTTTGACAGCACCACCTTGTCTTATGGTTGTATCACCTAGTTTATTAACTGATGAACCTTGACCACCGTAAGTTTTTTGATCATTTGAATTGCTGTTAACATGGGTGTTGACAACTGCATTATTAGAATCATTATAATTAAATTTTGTAAAGAATCTATCATATGCAAACTGCACACTACATTTTAACACATTTGAGTCACCATAGGCAACTCTCATTGATGTTAAATTAGTAGGCCAAATATTTACAAACTCATAACTGGACATATTAGATTTATATTCTCTGTTACCATCTATAAAAGTATCTCTTTCAAACTTTGTGATATGAATAATTTCTTTATAGTCCTCTGGATAATTAAAACGTGTGTATGCGTCTGTCCGTCTTTGATTTGTTTGAATCGGATTTATAAATGACATCCATGTTTCTAAAATTTCTAGAATCACCATATCTGCATCACAATAAAAAGTAAGATTGAGTGGTGGAAAAGATCTAAGGTTTGGAAATTCTTCTTGAATACCTTGATGATGACCAACTGCAAGAGTTGATTGATACTGTGTGCCTGGAATCTCTGCTTCCGTGCATAATAGAGACATTTTTCTTTTAAAATCTTGACCTTGACTTCTTTTTTTATCATTGTAATTAATTCCATTCAACCAAGTTTCATATTTTCCAAAAGAAAAAACAACTTGATAAAGAGTATCAAGAGATGGGCGTGCAATGCTATCTCTAACGTCTAAGACACTATTTTGAAATATATTTGATCTTCTTGGAAATAAACTATTTTCTGACACGATAAATAAATTTGTGTTGTTATTACTATATATGAGCTATAAAGGGATATATAGGCCTTCTAACCCCAAAAAATATAAGGGTGATCAATCTAATATTATTTATAGGTCTTTATGGGAAAGAAAATTCATGAATTACTGCGATTTGAATGAAAATATTCTTGAATGGGCGTCTGAAGAATTCTGGATTCCATATTTAGATCCAACTACAAATCGTGTCCGTAGATATTTTCCTGATTTTTTTATTAAATATAAGGACAAAGAGAATAATATTCGTAGATCAGTGATTGAAGTAAAACCAATGAGGGAGACTCTTGAACCAAAAGTGACAAAAGGCAAATCAAGAAAGACACTGATAAATGAATCAATGACTTACGTTAAGAATCAAGCAAAGTGGAAAGCTGCTAGAGAATTTTGTGATGATCGTAAATTAGAATTTAAAATTATGACTGAGAAAGAATTAGGAATCAGATGACCATTCTTCAAAACATATTAGATAAAGTTGGTGGTCAAGTCAATGAGAATTACTTTCGCAGTCAATTGATTGAGGAACTTGGTTCAACAAATTTTAATGATGATTATGCTGATACTGGTGGATTTGCTCCTGGCGAATTATATTTCTTTACATATTCAGCACAAACAAAACAACCATATTATGACATGTATCCACTATCATATGTGATTGAAATGACTACAGGTGGATTTTTAGGTTGTAATCTTCACTATGTTCCTTTAACTCAAAGAGATGAACTTGCAAAAAGTCTACTAAATAACTCTGCTCAAGGTGCGGTTGCAGTTCCTCGAAGAACTCTACATAAATACCTATATACTGGTGTCAGAGGTCAACCATATCGCATTCCTAATAGTGAGTGGTCGGATGTAGCACAATTACCGACTGAAAGATTCGTTGACATGAGAGGAATGCCCGTTCCACGGAATAGAATTTACAACACAAACTAATGGCAAACAAAAAAAGTAAACCATATGAAGTAAATGGAGAAAAAGTTTCTTTCGAGTTCGATGGCGGCAAATTAATTGGTATAAAAAAAGTAGATGAAAATGGAGTTTTCAAACCAGTAAATCCAAATACGAGTGAATTTGGTGATCTTGCGGCCACAGATGAAGCATTAAATGCATATAATATTGCAAAATATACATCAGCCAAGAAGTCATATGAAGATACAACCGAACAATCAACCGCAGCTGAGTTACAAAGTCATTTTCAAAAAGAAGATAATAAATTAGATAATCAACAATTTTTAGAAAACAATACAACAGATAGACCCTCAGTTGCATTTGCATCTCCCCAATCATCTAAGGGAAAATATTATAAACCTAAGACTGCTTCCAGTGAATTGATGGCATATCCAATTGATATCAGTCTTCAACAAGATCATTTTAAAATCACAAGATATAATTACGTTCGACCCGATATCAACCAAAGCAAACCAAAAAGAGAACAAAAATCTCTTTATGGATTGAGAAAACATACTGTCGCTGGTGATGGTGTAATAGGTAGTAAAATTAAAGGAAGTATTATACTACCAATGCCTAAACCAACTGATGTAAATGGAGCAGAATGGGGAAAAAGTGAGTTAACAATCACTGGATTGGCAGCTCTTGGTATTGCTAATGCTGCGACTTTTGGTGGAAGATTGACAGGAAAAAGTGCTGAACAGAGATTTCAAGATAGAAGAGCAAAAATGAGTGCTGGTAGGCCTGGCGATGTTGATATTGGTGGAAGAATAATGCAAACTGGTCAAGCAACATATGCTCAAACTTTAGCGAATATGGCATCAAATATGGCTGGAACTGAAATTGATACCGACACACTTTTAGCAAGAACTGGTGGTAAAGTTTTAAATCCTAACGCAGAAATCTTATTTCAAGGGCCTGTTATTAGAGATTTTGCTTTTACTTTCACAATGGTTGCAAGAAGTGAAGATGAGGGTAGAGAGATTAGAAAAATAATCAAGTTTTTAAAAGAAGGACTAGCTCCAAAATTTAACAATACAGTCTTTTTGGAAAATCCTGACGTATTTACTTTAGCATATAAAAATGGTGGAGGAGACAACGACTTCATTAAAACCGTAAATCAATTCAGTCCAGGCGGTCTTGCACTAACGACAATGAACGTTGATTATGCTCCAAGTGGATATTGGGCTGCATATCGTGATTCGCAACCAGTTGCAGTTAAAATGGATCTTAACTTTACTGAACTTAGACCACTTTATCAACAAGATCATGAAGATACTCCTCCAGACAGTGTAGGTTACTAATTATGACATACTCAGGATCACCAAATAGTTATTTTCGTCAACTTCCAGACCTCGATTACCCATCATTGTCTAATGATCGAAAATCTGCATACGATTATAAAATCATAAAAAACATATTTAAAAGAGCTGTCTTGCGTGATGACATTTTTGATGAAATTACAGCATTTACAAAATATTCTATAGAGGGAGATGAAAGACCTGATCAAATAGCATATAATTTTTACAAAGACTCTGGATTAGACTGGATTATCTTAACAACAAACAACATTATTCATATAAGAGATGAGTGGCCAATGTCAAATCAAGACTTTTTGACTTATCTAAACGCAAAATACACAGAATCTCAGTTATCAAACATTCACCATCATGAAACTGAAGTTTTAAGAAATTCAAGAGGACAGTTATTGCAACCAGAGGGTCTAAAAGTTCCAGCTGGACACTCCATCACATTTATTGATAATGGTGTTTTAAGAACTGAATCTAAAATAAAACAAGTTACATTTTTAGAACATGAAACTAATTTAAATGATGCGAAAAGAAATATTAATATTTTAAAAAATCAGTTCGTAACTTTATTCTTAGAAAACTTTAGTAATATCATGACTTATCAAGAATCAAGTCAATATATAAGTGATGATTTGAAAAAAACAGAAAATCCAAGACTTATATCACCATAAAAAAAGAGGTCGTTTTGAGCGACCTCTGGCGTAAAAATGGCCCCGAATTTTTTTCGGGGTATTTTCTAATTTTCAGCTAGTTTTGCAAAATAGCTAAGTGCATCTTCTTCATCCTCA